ACTATTGCAGGTACGGCAAGAATTGGTGACGTTGAACTTGGATCTATATCTAGACAAATACAATCTAGAATTGATGAAGTAACATTAGATAGAATATCATCTGTAGTTATTAGAAATAAATCACAATATAGATTATTTTATCCAGTAGATGCAACAGGGCAATTATCATCAAAAGGTATTATAGGTGTATTAAAAAGTAATCCTAATAGAGGATCTATTGGATTTGAATATGCAGATATGGTAGGTATTAAACCAGCTTGCACAGATTCAGATTTTATTAGTAATGTTGAAACACAAGTATTTGGTGGTTATGATGGTTTTCTTTATAAAATGGAAACAGGTAATACTTTTGCAACAGGTTCAACTACAGCTACAATACAAGCAGTATATAGATCTCCAGATATGGTGATGGGAGATCCAGGTCTAAGAAAATATATGCAAAGAGTTAACTT